ATCCGCCCACCTGCCGCACCTGTGACCGCAAAGTAAAGCGGGAAGGTACTCAGTGTTCAATCTGCAAACGCTTTCAGCAAATGCTGAAACGCCAGGAACGCGGGGTAGCGGCGAGAAAGAAGCGAAGGAAACGGATGAGGAAGGTCGAATAATGGTAAAAGTTGAAGTAAAGCAAATTGAACAGGCCGCAACGCCTGACCCGAACAACATCAACAAGCACACCCAAAAGGGCGGCGGACTGCTTGAAAATTCCCTACGGAAACGTGGGGCTTTTCGCTCTATTGCCTCGGCTGGTAAAGGTGTAGAAACCCCCGTAATCATGGCGGGAAACTTTACCTTTGAAAAAGCGGTGGACGCTGGATTTACCGAAGTCGTGAACGTACACGTTACAGGTAGTCAACTGGTAAACGTGGTGCGTGACGACCTTGCGCCAAATAGCGCAGAGGCGATCGCGCTTGGGTTGGAAGATAACGAAATCGGGAAAGCGTCCTACAATCCCGACCTTGATATTTTAGCGGCGGTGATGGCTGACCCTGCCATGCAGACGTTGAAAGCAGAAGATAAGATGCTGGCGGATATTGTGGAGGGGATGGGGCTGAAAGTTGACGATAATTACAGCCGCAAGATTGAAGCCCCAATATATACCCCGAAAGGTGACAAGCCCGCAATCTCTGAAATGATAGACGAAAGCCGCACAAAGGAATTATTAGTAGAGATTGACGAGGCCGACTTACCAGAGGAAGAAAAACAATTCCTTAGAATAGCCGCTAATCGTCATACTGTTTTAAACTTCAAACGGATAGCGGAATATTACGCCCATAGCCCCGCGCCTGTTCAAAAGTTGATGGAAGATAGCGCGTTAGTTATTATTGATTTCAAGCGGGCGATTGAGTTGGGATATGTCAAACTATCCGAGGAAATAGCCGCGCAATATTTGAAGGACTATCCAGATGCTTGATGACTTCGCTGTGTTTATCTTGTCTCACGGCAGACCTGATAACGTAATCACTTATAAAACCCTCCAACGCGCAGGCTATACGGGGCGGGTTTTTATCGTTATAGACAACGAGGACAAGACCGCCGAACAGTACTATAAAAACTTTGGCGATAAGGTCATTATGTTTGATAAGGTGGCAGAGGCAGAAAAGACCGACTGCGGGGACAACTTCACAGAGCGGAATACTGTACTGTTTGCCCGTAACGCTGTTTTTGATATTGCCGAGGGAATGGGGATTGAGTATTTTTTAGTATTGGATGACGATTATACAGCGTTTGATTATCGCTTTGATGATAAACACAAAGCAGTAATTAGTCCGATAAAGAATATAGATAATGTTTTTCATGCGCTTGTTGGTTACTACAAAAATACTAATTTATTATCTTTGGCCTTATTGCAAGGCGGGGACATGATAGGGGGGAAAAGCGGGGGATACTCAAAAACAATTAGAACATACAGAAAGGCTATGAATACTTTCTTTTGTTCTACATTGAGAAGGTTTAATTATATAGGCAGAATGAATGATGACGTAAACACTTATATAAAACTAGGAAATAGAGGCAATATTTTTTTATCTGTGAATAATGCAACTATTACCCAGCAAGCAACGCAACACAATAAAGGTGGATTAACTGAAATGTACCTAGACAATGGCACATATATCAAGAGTTTCTACACTGTTATGTACCAGCCCTCTAGCGTAAAAGTAGGAATGATGGGAGAAACTCACAAGCGATTACACCACCGCATTGATTGGGACTGTACCGTCCCCTGCATAATCAGCGAGGAATGGAAGAAATGACCGAAAATACTGCGGAATCACTGCAAAATAAGCCGCGAGGCAAGCAATTCACCAAAGGCTTTGACCCGCGCCGAAATATAAAGGGCGTGCCCAAAGATGCCGTCTTGATGCGTAAGCACATGCGCCAGATAGCCGCTGAATTGATAGGCAAAGACGAAACGGAAATGACGCGCCTTGACGCGCTGCTTCGGCAACTGTTCACCAGCCGCAACCCCGCGCATAATAAACTAGCGTTGCAGGTGCTTGACCCGAAGATACTCACGGAACATCAAGACATCACCAGCGACGGCAAAGCCTTGAACTGGAAGGATTTTATCAGTGGTAACACCGACGCAGATAGCGAATAACCCCGCCGACTTCGCCCGCGTCTTTCTCCGTATACTGGACAAAGACAAGAGACTAAAGCCGTTTGTGTGGAATAAAGCGCAGGCACATTTTCACGCAAATAGAACAGGGCGCGACCTCATCCTTAAAGCGCGGCAATTGGGTTTTAGTACATATACTCAGGGCGAAATGTTCCGCCGCACTGTCACAAGCACACAGACAACCATCACCCTAGCGCATGATGCCGAGACAACACAGAAACTGCGGCGCATGGCAGACCGATTTTATGAGCATTGCAAATTTGGCACAATACAACCACAGAGGAAATACGCCAACGCTACGCTTGCCACTTATCCAGAGTTTGACAGTACTGCAACAATCGCAACGGCTGGCAATGTAGAAACGGGGCGCGGTGATACTTATACAGAGATGCACGGCTCAGAGGTCGCTTTCTGGAAAGATGCCGAGCGGATTGTAGCGGGAGCAATGCAGGGCGGTAGTCCTATTGTGACGCTGGAAAGCACACCCAACGGCGCACAGGGATTTTTCTATGAAAAGTGCATGGAGGCGTTATCTGGCGGCGGTGTTTGGAAACTACACTTTTACCCGTGGTGGTGGGATGAGAATTATCGCATTACATCTGATGAGGCTATTACATACACGGACGAGGAAAAGGCATTAGCCGACAAACACAGGCTAGATCAAAGCCAAATCAGATGGCGACGTTTGAAGGTTCAGGAACTTAGTCGGCTATTCGTGCAAGAGTACCCCGAAGATGTCGTGAGTTGCTTTCTCACTTCTGGCAATAGTTATTTCGGTGATTTATCTGGCGTATTTACTGCCCCGCCTAATGCAGAGTACATCGAAGGGCATGAGTATATTGCAGGTCTGGACTTCGGACAAACAGATTTTACAGCCATGCCCGTATTCGATAAAACTACAAAGTGCCAGGTGGATTTATTACACGTCAATAAAACAGAATGGGCAGAGCAGCGCAGGCGTATCAAGGCAATGTACGACAAGTGGCACTTACAAAGCGTACTGGCCGAAAAGAACAGCATTGGCGCGGTGAATATCGAAGCTCTCCGCGATATAGGCGTTTATGCTACACCATTTGAGACAACGAACGAAAGCAAGTCTGCCATTATGTCGAACATGCACGAATTATTACATAACGGATGGAAGCTATTAGATATACCCGTACAAAAGCACGAGTTTAATACTTTTGTATCTTCACAGTTACCCAGCGGTGCATGGAGATTAGCCGCAGAAGGTAATGGGCATGATGATATTGTGATTGGATGCGGGATTGCATTATCGCAAACAAAGAAAAAACACTCAATGAGTTTGACCGCAGAAATTAGCAACTATACGAGGTGAAAATGATAGACAATTCTGGAATTATCGCAAGTGCGCTATTAGAGACTGACCCTGCTCTATATGCGATGGTAGACGGCGCGAATAGCTGGAAAACTGCAATCCGAACACGTGGCGCACGTGTCGCAAAGTACCGCAGGTATGAACGCGGCGACCATGACGCGGTTATTACCGATCAAATGCGCTCCATGCTTCGCCTTGCGGCTGATGATGCAGGGCTGAACGCACTGAATATGAATTACTGCCGAATCGTAGTTGATAAGATGGCAGGTCGGCTGCGTGTGTCCGAGATTACATCAAACAGCAAAGACAAAACACAGGATGATTATATTGCCAGTGTTTTACAGATGAACGACTTCGATTCCAATCAAGGCGTTTATTATCGCTCTGCAATTCGTGACGGCGACTCTTATGTGATGGTAGACCCGCTCACGCTGAAATGGACAAGCGAACCAGCGTATGATGGCTTTAGCGGGATGGTAGCGATATTTTCACCGATGAAACAATATCCAGTATGGGCCTGTAAGATGTGGAGTGAGGCCGACACTGCCGATATTGCAGGCGAAGAGCCTAGTACAACCGTAAAAATGAAGCTGCGTGTCTACCAGCCAAACCGCATTACAGCATGGTATTCCAATGCAAGCGGGCAACAGGTAGAGCCTGACAACATTTACGCATACGAGGGTATTGATAATCGTATTGGATTCTCAAATGAGCAGGTTTGGGAGTTAGGCGTTGTCCCTGTTATTCACTTTGGAAATCTGACCGACAATTACACCCGTTATGGCGAAAGTGAACTCCGTGTAGCGTTACCTATTCAGGATGTACAGAATCGAACGCTCCACAGTATGGCTAGCGCGTCCGAGTTTTCAGCCTATCCAGTTGACGTTTCATATGGATTTCGTATTGATAAGGCTGGCATTCAGCCTGGTGCGGTAATCAACTTGTATTTGAAAGACGCGGCAGGTAATGCGATTGTAGAGCCTACACCAGAACAAATTGAATTACTCAAAGCTGCAAAGGTTCAACAATTGGGCGTGACTGACATTATCCAATACACCAATCAATTGTCAGAACTGACAAAGCATATTTCACAGGTAACGCAGACCCCAATTTATGGAGTAACCGCCGATGGTAATTTATCAGGTGAGGCGTTAAAACAATTAGAAACGGGCTTGATCGGGAAAATTCAGCGATTCCAAAAAGAGAACACCGCTGCGGTTCGATTGCTTATTGAACTGACCGCGCAGATACAAAACGCATTTGCTACCGACGCGGGCAGCGCGCCAGAGTTAGACGATATTAGCGTGAATTGGGCGAGTGCTGAAATACTTGATACTACTGCCGCGATTACGTCCATCCTTGATATTCGAGAGCGTGCGCCAGGTTTATTCGATGACGAGTTTATCAGACAGCAAATTGGCACACTTCTAAAACTTACCCAAACTCAAATACAAGCCGAGGGCGAGAAGGCAAAGGCATCATCTGGCCGAATGTTTGACCTTCTCACGGGTACGGCTGGAAATCGAGCGCCTGTTATCTAATGGATACAATTACACAGTACGCAAATAAAGCACTTGATGCAGTCTATCAGCGGACGGCAGGTAGGATGCTGGCGCAAATCGGCGCATTAGCGACCTCACAAAATGGGCGTATGCAGTCGGCGCTCAAGAAACTTGATGAAGAAGCGCAAAGATTGAAGAAAGATGAAAAACGCCTGACCCCTGATAATCCAGTGCTTAAAAACGCGCTGGGTGAATACGAAAATACAATGGAAACCGCTGCACGCTTAATACAGGCTAATGACAACCAGATACAAGACGCAGGTATTGCTATTGCTTCGGCAGCGGTAACGGCTAAAGTGTTTTTAGGCTTATCTGGTCAGGTGATGGAGGAAGGCGGCAATCCTGTCTCTCCGCAGGCTGTAAAGTTTTACGGCGAACAAATCAAGCAACAGGGTTTGACGTGGAACACGATTAGCACGTTAGACACAGTGACTTCCTATGTTGATAGCCCCGCATGGATTGCCCGCATGGAAGGATGGGGTAAAGGTTACGCCGACTTGACGCGGGATATTATCTTGCGAGATATTCAGAACGGCGCAGGGCCAATTGCAACCGCACGCCATTTACGACAAGTTGCCGAGGGTTTGCCAGTATCGGCCAGTGAGAGCCTAACAAGAACGTTACAACTAACTTCGTATCGTGAAGCGTCCCTAGCAATGGAAACCGCAAACGATGGGTACATTTTAGGTAAAATCAGGATAGCAGAATTAGACGATAAAACCTGTGTCTCATGTATTGCCTTACACGGCACGCCGCTGGATGTCGGGCAGAGAGTTGATGATCACTACAACGGGAGATGCACAGAGTTTTATCAAGTCCCTGGTGGTGATAAATACCCAAAATATATGCAGGCTGACAGTCAGGCGGGCGCGAGGCAGTTTGTACCATTTCAGAGCGGTGCAGATTGGTTTGCCTCACTCAGTCCAGAGCGGCAAGCCGAACAAGCGTCATTCCTAAATTCTCCTGCAAAGCTGAGAGCATATCAAGATGGCACGCCATTATCTGAGTTTATAGGGGATCACGAGGATTCGGTATTTGGTCACCAGTTTGTAGAGCGTAGTTTGATAGACATACTTGGTGAGGATGCAGAGAAATACTACACAGTGAACCAATGATTACTTTAGCAGTTTTGTATCTTTTGTATCTCGCGTGCGTTTTCTCGATTTACTTTATACTAGAAAGGATTATAGATGAGCAGAAAGACCGCTGATATTATTTGTCGCGCCTTGCTTGCAATTGTTGCTGTCATCCGTGAAGAAAACAACCTGCCTATTTATAACAACATCACCATAGAAATAAAGGACAGCATCACGGGCGCGGCAGAGTACAAAGAGCCGACACTTACAGAATCGCCTACCACATAATTGTAATTTGTGGTATATTCGACACAACAAACAAATAGTAATCTAGCCCCGTTCACAGAACCGCGCTTGTCTTTCCAAGAAATTGGATTGACAGGCGCGGTTTTTTATTTTCCCTCATCCCGTTGGATGTAAAACTCGAAAGGAAAAACACAATGGCACTCCCTGCAACACCTGCTCCCGAAACGGTATCACCCCCCGCCCCGTCCGCGACACCAGACGAAAAAATGATACCCAAATCCCGTCTTGATGAAGTACTCGAAAGTAATCGCAAGTTACAAGAGCAACTTTCACGAACGGAAAAAGAACGTCAAGAACAGCTTGAAGCGCAATTGAAGGAACAAGGCAAATGGAAGGAAATCGCCGAGCAACGCGCCAACGAAATGGCGGCCCTGAAACCAAAAGCTGAACAACTTGACGCAGTAGAAGCAACATTGAAAGATGTTTTAGCCTCACAGATTGCCGAGCTTCCCGAATCCATGCGCGGGCTTGTCCCTGACGAACTCACAACACAGCAGAAACTGCAATGGTTGTCAAAAAATAAAGCGTTACTTGTGAAACCAAAGCCCGTTGATATTGGCGCGGGCAAACAAGGCGGAGGCGCTCCCGTTGGGGTTGAGCTTACGCAGGAAGAAATTCAAATTGCAAAATCGTTTGGTATGTCGCCAGAGGATTACGCAAAACACAAAATCAAATAGGAGATTCAAATGGCTGCTCCCGCTTACACTTGGGAATTTAATTGCGATTTGATGGGTGATCGCGTTCCAAAAATTATCACCCTTGAAGCTGCTGCTTCTTTGGAAACCAAAGTCGGCACGCTTGTTTCGATGTCATCTGGACAGGTCGCCGCAACAACTGATGGTACTGGCGCTGCGATTATTGGCCTCGCTGCCGAAGCTACCAGCGCGGCATTGTCTGCCGCCGACCCGATTAAGGTCGCCGTGCTTGCCCCTGGCATGGTCATCAAAGGTACTGCGGTATCTACCGCTGCCGCTCTTGCTGGCTTTACTTCAAAGGTCGTTGACCTTGACGCAGATGGCAGACTTGACCCCACCGATACCACTGGCGGCGGGTTGTCCGTATGGCGCACTGAGAATAGCGGCTTGACTGTTTATGCCGTTGTTGGTCTTGGCGCGATTATCGGTTAGGAGGTTTAGAAAATGGCTGCTCCAATGATTTCAGAACAATGGCCGCGTTTTGTACTGCCCATTATCCGCAAGGAATGGGACCAGAAAATGAACGCGGTTGCTTCCCCGCTGATGTCCTTGCTTGGTGTTCAATCCTCAGTTTCGAGCGTTGAATATTCTCAGGGCGTTGGCTCATTCGGGCTTATCCCCGAATATAACAGCGACTCCGCCGAAGGTGCTGGCGCTGCAATTCAGTACGATTCTTTCAGCCCGCTTTACGAAGCCACTTTCACGCACAAAGAATACGCTAAGGGCGTGGCTATCGAACGCAAGTTAGTTGACGATAACCGCACAGGTCAGATCATCCGCAAGGCTCAGAGCCTCGGCCACTCATTTGGAACTACCCGCGCTTACCACGCCTCAAGCATTTTGAATAATGCTTTTGCGACGGTGCTTGGTCCTGACAGCAAAGTCCTTTGTGCTTCCGATCACCCCACCAGTACAACTGACTCAACCTCAATCAGTAATTTGGGTACTACCGCCCTGTCTTACTCCGCCGTAGTGAACACTCTGATTGCAGGAAGTGATTTCGATGATGATCGCGGCCAGCCTATGCCGTCCATCTTTGACGTGCTGTATGTTCCTACCGCTTTGCAGGCGAAAGCCTATGAAATCGTCAATGCGATTGCAAAGCCTGGTACTGCCGACAATGACGCGAATTTCCTCGCTTCTCGCGGTCTGCGCGTTGTTGTTGACCCGTATCTCACCGATGCAAACAACTGGTTTATGATCGATTCCGCTCAGGCTCAGATGCACGCACTTTGGTTCAATCGTGTCAATCCTGAATTGAGCCTCGACCCCTCCAGTGACTTCAATCTCGTTGCAAAGTATCGCGGTTACATGCGCTACTCATTCGGTTGGGATGACTTCCGCTGGGTGTACGGTCATTCTGTGACCTAGTCTGTATTGGAAATAAAAGTGGCAGGTGTAACGCAGTACGCGCCAAGCCTGCCACCATAAGGGAAGCGACCCCGTACAAATCGCCGTGTCAATTGCGGACAGACATCCGCTAAATCCCGAAAGGGTACATAGGAGAAATATATAAAATGTCTACAACTTTTTCAGGCCCCGTAGTTTCAGATAATGGATTTGAAGGCGATGTTACTGGTGATGTCACTGGTAACGTTACTGGTAATTTAACTGGAAACCAGATTCAAGGAACAGTCACCGCTTACACTGGCGCGGACGCTGGTACTTTGGCGATTTCGCCGTCTATTGGTTACGCCTCCATGACTAAATGGGGCTTTATTGGTCTTGGCGGCGCAGCTCTGTCTACCGTATAGGTGACACTATGAGCGCAACTGGAATCCTACAAACAGCAACCAAAATTGCAAAAACGACACAAACCGCAGTCGGTTATATCATCCCATCTGAGGGATACGAACAGCTAAACCTGTTTGTAACATACGTCAAAGGCGACGAAACTGGCGTTGATATTATCGTATCGTTTCAGCGAACTGCAACAGGCACGGCACACCCTGAAAGTGTGTGGACTGATACCGCTGGTGTGTTTACCAGAGCCGCTGCAAAGTATCGCCTGACCGCATCTGCTAACGTCACAATACCGATTTACATTCTCGGATATGACTATATTCTCATAACTCAGGGCGGTTCAAATAACGATGGAACACCTACGGGTACTTTAGCCGTATCTTATTCAATGGCCTAACCATGACATTTACTTTCGCCACCGACCTTTCAACAGACCTTGCAAAAGTTCGCTTCCATATTGGAGATACAAACTCTGCGGGCGCATATTTAGCTGATGAAACAATATCGGCTTTATTGACTATTCACGGAAGCGTCGGCGGCGCGTCATTGGCCTGTATTCGGTACATCATTACACAACTGGCAAAGCCTGACTTTAGATTGGACTGGATGAGCGTATCGAACGCCGAAGCCCGCAAGGGATTTGAATTGCTATTGAAGCAAAAGGCACAAGAGTTCGGTATATCTTCAACTGGCGCGGTAATGACTTCTGAGATTACATACGCCCATCGTGCTGACAGTTACGAAAACAAAGACGCGGCCACGATTGCTACTGAGGACGAAGCAGAACCATACAACAGGCCGACAGGTGCGCCATGAGAATGGCAGATAGTCGGTTAGTCGCTGAAATACAAAGCCGTGTACAGAGCGGCTTTTATGGTGATACAGCTAACTATATTGCACGCGCTCAAACAAGTGTTGATACTTACGGACAGCCAGTATATACCGAAACCACAACAGCGATTGCTTGCAGCTTCACCGATAAGGTAAGTAAAGAAAATTGGCGAGACTTTGCAGACATTCAGGTTGTGGACGCTGAAATCCGTTTCTCTGCGGTAACCCCATCAAAGGGCGCGGCTATTACGATTACAGGGCGCTTTGATAGTAGTTCGTTTACTGATAAGCGTTATCACATCGTTGGGATAAAAGATCGCGGCGCGGTTGGCTACGTCTGTGCTTTACAGGCGGTGGATGTATGAGCAACACAAAGATTTTACAGAACAATATCCCCGCGTTACTGAAAGCATTGGACGGTATGTCTTTATTGCCAGCCGCAAGAAATGGCGGGCTTTTTGTAGTAAATGAAGCACGAACATTGGCGGCGGTAGATACTGGCGCAATGCGTGAGAGCATCCACATCGAAGATGCAGAAGTTACAGAGACTAGCGCATTTGTGAATGTCGGCCCCGAAGTTGATTACGCAATCCATCAAGAGTTTGGAACGTCAAAAATGAAGGCACAGCCTTTCATGCGCCCAGCCGTTGATGGAAATGAAAATCAGATTGTAAATGTAGTAGGCGAAACCGTGAAAATGATTATCAGGGCAAATACATAATGGCAGTAATTGAAGAAGGTCTATTTAGTTACCTGTCCACATTTGCAGGGCTTGTTTCTTTGATTGGGGCGCGGGTGTATCCTGACCGAATCCCTGATGGCACAACCCTTCCATGTCTTGTATATCAGCGCATTGACACCGCTCGCGAATTATCGCATGACACAAGCGGAATCGGGTCAGACCTTGCCCGTCCCCGCTTTCAATTCAACGCATGGGCTACTACTAAATCAAGCGCAAAGTCAATCAATGACCAAGTCCGCGCCGCACTGAATGGTAAGCGTGGAACGATTGCAACGGGTGTAAGTATCAATGCGGCTTTGGTGGCTGATGAGCGTTATCGGTACGAGACAGAAACAACGCT